TGGTCAGGCAAAACCCGCAACTGGCAACCCGTCGGACCAGTCTGGCTCAATCCCGAGCGCGACGCCAGCGCCCCTGAAACCAGAGACGCCGCATGAAATCGGCGGACAACTTGTTTGACAAACACCGGCCCCGTCCGCGCATCAGAAAGCGGATCACGCCTTCGCTCTCGACCGCATCGAAACCGAAGTGCTGGGCCAGCATGCTGATCGAGGCGCGCGGGCTTTCCAGCGCGGTGATGACATAGCCCTCTACCGCACCCCAGAGGCCAGAGACGTCGATCAGGGTGTCCGCCAGCCCGGCGCGCAGACACATGCGGCGCACGAGGGCGGCCAGCGAGACAGCCCCGAGCCGACCGGTCAGCCAATGGCCGAGCCGCCAGTTCGGCCCGTCCGACCAGATGTCGCTGGCTTGGGGAAAGAACGGATAGGGCCGCGCGTCCCAGGTCCAGGCGGCGCAGTTGGCGACACTCACCATCGGGGCGCTGTAGACCGTCGAGACCGGGTTGTTCGCTGTGCCGCCCCAGAACAGATACGTCGCCTCGAGGTATGCGCGCTGGATCGCATCGTCACGCCAGCCGCGGGAGTGGTAGGGCACCTGGCTTTCCGACGACTTCGGATCGAAGAACACGTTGGGCTGGTTGGTGCCGCGATCCACGGCCGGGCAGCCCAGTTCGGTGAACCAGATGGGTTTCGATTGCGGCACCCAAGCCGTGGCGGCCCCACTTTCCACCCCGCCCGGGCGATTGAAGTGCGGGTTGCTCCACCAGCCCTGCAGATCCTTGAAGCGGAACATCCATGGCTTGCCATATCCGCCGTCGGTGATCGGCGTCCGGGTCTGGCTGTCGCGGTCGGCAGCGCTGGCATAGAACCAGTCGAACCCCTCGCCGCCCGCGATGTTGGATTGCAGATAGCCGCGGTCGTAGATCGAAGGAGCCAGCGCCGCATCGGCATGATCGAACCCGTCGCGCCAGTCCGAGATCGGCATATAGTTGTCGATGCCGATGAAATTGATGTTTGCGTCCGACCAGAGCGGGTCGAGGTGGAAGAACACATCGCCCGATCCGTCGCCGGGGTGGTGGCCGAAATATTCCGACCAGTCGGCGGCATAGCCGATCTTGGTGCCTGCGCCGAGGATGCTGCGCACATCCGCCGCCAGCGCTTTCAGCGCGGTAACAGCCGGATAGGTGGAAGCCCCGCTTCGGGTCGTGGTCAGACCGATCATTTCCGAGCCGATCAGGAAGGCATCGACCCCGCCTGCTGCGGCACAGAGGTGGGCGTAATGCAGGATCATCCGGCGCAAGCCCCAGTCCGTACCGCCGGTCCATGTCACGGTGGTCCCCGACACCGCAAAGTTGGCGGGCGTGGCGGTGCCGAAGAAAGCTGACACCTGCGTGGCAGCCGTCCCCGTCTTGTCCACTGTCCCCGCAAACCCAGCCGCAGGTGAGCAAGTGATCCTCCCCCGCCACGGCAGGGCGGCCTGACCGACACCGGCTGCGTTCTCGGAATACGGGTTCGGCAGCACGTTGTCTGGCGGCACATCCATCATCAGGAACGGATAGAACGTGACCCGCAGACCGCGCGCCTTGATCGCCTGAACCGCTTGCACCACCGAGAAATCGGCCGGTGTTCCACCATAGACCGGTTTCCCGTCGATCTGGCTGATCACCGGCGCTGCTGCCCGCGCCAAGCCGTTTACCGACCACAGCGGCACCGTGGTCTTGGCCGCGACCTCGACCTTGGGCCGCACCGTGCAGTTGCCCGCGCGCAGATCGTCGCCGAACCACGCCACCACCAGACTGACACTGGCCACGGCCGGGGCCAGCGCCTCCAGCCGGTCGAGCGACACCGCCAGATCGGGCGTGTCGGCGATGGCGTTGACGTTCTCGGCCGAACTGGTGCCTGCATCGGTCTTGGTGACCACGGCGGTCGCGTAGGCGAACTCGCCCGAGGCCGGGATCATCGTCACGGCCTGGACCAGCCCTTCAGCCGTGTCGGGATCGGCCAGCGGCGCGAAGACCTCAAAGGACATCTGTGGCAGGCGGTTGCCAAAAGCGGTCAGCGCCAGATTCTCAAACACGACATAGGCGAGGCCGCGATAGGCCGGGGTGCTGGTGGCCCCCATCCTGGCTGCGATGAACGGGTCGGGGCTTTGCGCTTCGGATCCGGAATACCAGCGCCAGGTCACCCCGGTCAGGTCCATCGGACTGCCGTCTGCCCAGATGCGCCCGATGCCGGTGATCGGTGCTTCTGTCAGCCCCACCGCGAACGAGGCGGAATAGAGGTATTCGGTGGTGGTGACCTTGGGCCCGCCACCCTTGCCGCCGGAACTGGAGGTGTTCACCTCTTCAAGGAAATCAGTGGCCCAGATGATGTTGCCGCCAAGCCGCATCCGACCGTAGAGGCGCGGGATCACCGTGCCTTCGGTGGCGGAAGTGATGCGCAGACTGTCGAGCCGCGCGCCCTCGATGCGCTGGCCCGGCGAGAGCGAGGCCATAAGTGCTGAATCGATGACCGATCCGATCGAGGTTCCGATCATGCCACCGATGGCGGCACCGGACAGGCCGAGGATGGTGCCGCCGAACCCGGCCCCGAGGGCAGAGCCGACGGCACCCAGAACGAGGGAGGCCATGGGTCAGGACTTTCCAGAAAAGGGTGTGCTTGCCGGAAACCGGAAGGCAAAGGCGATCTTGCGCGCCCATGTTGTGGTCAGCGCCTCTTCGATCACGCCCAGCCGGTCGTAAGCGTGGATGAAGCGGTCCGAGGCGGTCAGGATGCCGACATGCTTGGCAATGGCGCGCGGGGCCATGCGAAACAGGACCAGCGCGCCGGGGCCGATCTGGGCGAGGGGAATCTCGATCATCATCGCCCGCGCGCCGTCGGCCAGAACTTCGCGGGCACCTGTCTCGCCCCAATCCCGACTGTAAGGCGGGATTGCTTGCGGCTCGGTCCCCACCACATCACGCCAGACGCCACGTGCCAGACCAAGGCAATCGCAGCCCACACCGCGCAGGCTGGCCTGATCATGGTAGGGCGTGCCGAGCCAGGCGCGGGCCGCCGCGATCACGGCGTTTGCATTGGCAGGGGTCACAGCACCACCCCCTGATTGGCGTCGCCATTCGAGGCATAGCGCAGCACGGCATCCTGCCCCGGAATGTTCGGAAACCCCCGAAAGTTCAATGCATTGGCAAAGCGGTCGCGGCAGGTCCCCAGCCGCTTGTCGCAACCCGCCCGGATCACGAAGGCATCGCCCACGCCCAGCGCCCGGACCGGGGCTTCCAGCAGGGTGATCGTCACACCGGTATCCGCGACGTCGTGCATCATCACTTCGGCCCGCCGCCCGTCCGATCCGCCGCTGGTCCATTCCACGGTGCCGGATGCAAACAAGCCGGGAGCAAATGCCCCGAGGCCGGAGGCAACAAACCCCCGGTCGCGAACCGTTGCAAGAATGGTCCCGCTGCCTTTGAAGGCGGGCGCTTCCAGATCGACGCCACAGCGGCCATCGCCCAGCGCTGCATCACAACTGGCCTGATAGGCGCGGCCGACGGTCTGGTTGAGCACATGCGCGAGGCTGCGCACCTCGGCTACGAACGCCATGCGGCCGCGCCGGATCTGACCCACCGCGCCAAGGCGCATCAACACCCGCTGGGAGGTGTCGGCCCAGTTCACCCGCCAGAGCTCGACCTGTGCTGCGTCCCAGCGCCCGTCAATGATATCCGTCTCGGTGATGCGGTCCGAGGTCAAAACACCCTCGGCATCCTGCGCATCGACGGAGAGGTCCGATCCCGAGCGGATTTCCGAGGCGGCAAAGCCACTTTCCGGCTCAAAACCCGTGCCATCGAAGGTCAGCACCGCATCATGATCGGTGAAGCCGAGCGTCACGCCGTCGACGCGGATAATCCGCCAGCACCAGGAAAGGGTGGTGGTGCCATCGTCGAGATGGGCTTGAAGCGCGGGTGAGAGGGTTTTCATGATTGGTTTCCGTTCAGCTGTTGAAATGTAAAGCCGTTGTCTTTACATATGGGGTCAGTTCATCGCAGGAGAATGCGAAATGGTCGCCACGACACCCCATGACGACACCCAGCGCCGGTCGCTGATCAACCTTCGCGTTACCCCTCGGGACCGCGATCTGATCGACCGCGCCGCAGCGGCGCTTGGCAAGAATCGCTCGGAATTCATGATGGAGGCCAGTCGGCAGGCGGCCGAGGACGCGCTTCTGGATCGCACGGTGTTTCGGCTGGATGCGGACCAGTTCGCAGCCTTCATGGCTCAGTTGGACGCGCCACCGGCACCGAACGAGCGCCTGCGCAAACTGCTTGCTGCGCCCGCGCCGTGGGACAAGTGACCGAAACGCAGGATCCTCTGCGGGCACCGGAACCTCTGACGGGCGATCACCAGCTCGACGATTTCACATCTGGCGCGCCGACGCTTGATGCCTGGTTGAAGCGCAAGGCCCGCGCCAATCAGGCATCGGGCGCATCGCGGACCTATGTGCTGTGTCGGGGCCAACGCGTGGTCGGCTACTACGCGCTGGCGGCCGGGTCGGTCAGCCATGATCTGGCACCCTGCAAGCTGAGGCAGAACATGCCCGATCCGATCCCGGTCATCGTGCTGGGTCGTCTGGCGATTGATGCCTCCGAACAGGGAAACGGTCTTGGCCGCGCCTTGTTGCGCGATGCGGTCTTGCGGATCACGGCGGCCGCGCACGAGGTTGGCATCGCGGCCATCCTCGTCCACGCGCTGAACGACCGCGCCAAAGCCTTCTATCTGAGCTGCGGATTTGCCGAGACGGCCGTCGAGCCCATGACGCTGTTCGCCCGGATCAATGACGTCAAGGCCACGATGGGCGAAGCCTAGACCTCATCGCCGGATCTCCAAAAGCGGAATGGATGTAATCGACCCGAGCCGTTCGATGTCGAGGGTGACGTCCAGCATGTCGGCGTCAAAGCGCACCGGCACATCGAACTCGAACCCGGCGCGGACGATGACGCCGTTGCCGGGGGCAATGGTGAAGGTGACGACGCCGGTGGTCGCATCCAGTGTCCAGCCTGTCAGCTGTTCCGCCGTGCCCAGCGCCACGCGGACCGTGCCCGCCACCGGTTTGACGGTGGCGCGGGTCCAGGATTGCGCTCCGGAGGTGTAGAGTTTGGAAAGCTGGAAAGTCGTCAGGCTCCCCGTGCCGGTGCCGATCTGCTGGTCGGTCGGGGTGATCGCCTGCGACGGCAGGGTGGATTTGTAGTCCGCCCAGTCCTTATAGCGGAACCCGTGCAGGCGGCCGTTGCGTGCCTCAAAGAACGCGACGACCGCCGCCAGATCGTCAGCGCGGCGGATGCCGTAGGCCACGTCATAGCGGCGCCGCGAGTTGAGCCAGCTGGCATTGCGCTCCTCGTCGCCGCTTGCCAGTTCCACCACTTGCGTGCGCCGCTCCGGCCCGCCGCGCGCACCCCGACTGATATTGTCGGGAAAGCGAACATCATGAAACGCCACTACATTCCCCTCCGGCCCATCGACACGGCGCGGGCGATGTCCGATGCCACTTGCGTGCGCGACTGGCGGAAGGTTTCGGCGTCGCGGGTCTGGATGTTCACCGTGACATTGCCGCCAGCGCCGTAGCCCGCAGTTTCACTGCGCGAGAGGACGCGCTCGCCTTTTTGCAGGATCGCTGGCACCTCGTCAGGGCGCAGACCGGCAAAGCCGCCCGAGTGCATCCGGGGTGCTCCGGCGAAGGCCATTGCCGGGACCACACGGCCCGGGCCAGCGCCGCCCACCATCCCGCCCGCGTGCAGCACGCCCGCAACGATACCGCCGACATTGCCCAGCGCGCCCGAGAGAACATTGGCAATCGGTCCGAGGATGAACTGCCGCGTCGCCAGCTTTGCCAGATCGGCCAGGATCGACGTCACAAGATCGCTGAAGCTCAACTTGCCGGTCTTGACGAAGTTGGCCACGGCCTCCTCGGCGCTCTGAAACGCCCCGACCAGCGTCTGGCCAACATCTGCGCCGATATCGCGGGCCTTGGTGGCATAGTCTGCCAAAGCCGCCGTCACCGCTGCCCAGCCGGTTGCCGCCGCATCCGCCGCCGCTTTGCCCGCCGCCCCGGCACTGCTCGCCGCCGTGCCCGCTCCGTTGAGGGCGTCGGTGGTGCCATCTGCCGCAACCGTGGCAGCATCGAGCGCAGAAGCTCCGTCCGTCCCGGCCTTGGTCATCGCATCCTGCAGCGCCTGCCAGCTGGACAGCGGCCTTGTGGCGGCGTCGGCCAGCATTCCTGCTGCTTCAGTGTAAGCCGCAGCAGTGTCGCGGGCGTCGCTGGCCATCGTGCCCAATCCGAGGTCGGGCGTTTGAAGATAGGTCTTGCCCATCGCCGCCCTGAACGCATCCGCCGCAGCAGCCCCGGCTGCGGTGGCCGCACCCTCAAACGGATTGCCAACCCGGCCCAGTGTGACCGGATCAAGGGTGCCGATCTGGATCCCACCCTCGCCGGTGGCCCAATCCGGCAGCAGGTCGAGCGCTGCATTCAGGCCGGAGATGAAGGTGTTGATCCGGGTGACGACACCGTTCAGCATCGCCTCGACGCCACCGATCAGCCCATTCGCCGCCTGGAAGGCGAAATCGCCGATGGCGGAAGGCAGGGCCGACCAGATCGCCTTCATCGCATCGAACGCCCCCTGAAACACCCCCGCCGAGGAATTGCCAAAGCCCACCACGGCCACCAACGCGCCTTGCATCGCATCGGCCACGGTGGCGGTGATGCCGGACCAGCTGGACTGCAGGCTGGCAAGCGCCGCATCGACGCCGAGGCCAATTCGGTTCCAGACCTCGCTGGCCAGATCGGACAAGAGGCCAAGGGCGGCACCGAAGCCACCAGCGCCCTCGACCAATTTGGAAAACTGATAGACCAACTCGCCCGCGCCGACGATCAGCGCGCCGATGCCGGTGCGGATCAGGGCCCCTTTCAGCACGGTGAGGGACAGGGAAAACCCGCTGACGCCCAGCGCGGCCGCGCCCAGCGCGATGACAAAGCGCCCGGCGAAGAAGGTTGCAAAGGCTCCGGCGATGCTGGCGATCTCGCCGATATGGTCGCCGAGAAAGCTGATGCTGGTCTGGAAGACCCCGCCCATCCGCGTGGCATCGGCTAGCGCATTGGCCACAGTTTCCAGCGCGGGTGCCACGGCGACGGTCAATTGGTTGGTCAGGCCCAGCCATACCAGACCCAGCCGGTCGATAGCATCGCCTGCCGTCCTGATCTGATCGGCATCCTGATCGGACACAACCACGCCAAAATCGGTGATGTCCTGCGATGCCTGACGCAGCGTCGCGCTGTCGATCCGGCTGAAGGCAAGCGCCGCCTTGTCGCCGAACAGGGCCGAGGCCACCGCCGCCCGCTCGGCCGGGGGTATGAGCCTCGTCATCGCGTCCTGAATAGCGGCGATGCGCTCGTCCAGCGGCAAGGCCTGCAAATCGGTGGCGGTCAGGTGCAGCCGCTGCAACGCATCGACCGCTGTGCCGGTGCCGCCTGCGGCTTCCGACAAACGCGTGGTCAGCTTCTTGCTGGCCTGCTCGATCTCGCCCATCGAGACCCCGGCCAGATCGCCAGCAAACGTCAGCACCTGAATGCTGCGGGTGGTGGTGCCCAGCGATTGCGCCAGGTTTGCCTGTGCGTCGATTGTCTCGATGCCCGAGCGGACCATGGCAACACCAGCCGCAGCCGCCGCAGCGACGGCCACCGCTGCCGCGATCTTCACCCGATTGGAAAACGCCGCCAGCCGGGCGTTGGCGATCTCGGCTTCTTTCGACATACGCCCGAAGCCCTTCACCCCGGCGTCGCCCACACCTTCCAGCTCACCGCGGACCTGTTTGCCGCCCACGGCCGCCAGGCGGACGGATACGCGCTTTTCAGCCATCAAAGTCCCCGATCTTCTCGTTGATGCGACGGACCATCACCGCCTCCAATTCCGGCAGCAGTTCCGCCACCACCATGGGGTTCAGGCCCAGCGCTTGGGCGAGAGCAAAAGCCGCACCCATGTCCCAGCCCAGCACGGCGCGACCCGCCACCCGCAGCTGGCCACCCAGACGCCCGACCAGGTCCCAGACCTGCCAGCCGTCATGGCTCAGCGGCTGGTTCAGCCGCGCGGGGCATTCCGGACACGGGCTGCCGCAGGCCTCGCAATAGGTGTCGCCCCCGCTGAAGTGCCAGTCAGCGAGGGCGCAGAGCCGTTTTTTTCGGCGTCCAGCAGCATGCCGCGGCTGACGTATTGGAGGTTGAAGGCCTCGAAGATCGGCCAGAGCGACAGGAGCGCGTCGATGCCTTCGGGCGATACCTCCAGCACGTTGCCATCGGCGTCACCCACGCCTTCCCAGCCAATTACGGCATGGCGGGCAAGGGCTGCGGCGAACACCGCCGCGCGGGTGTCGTTGCTGGCATCGGCCGCCAGCACCCGCACCGCAGGGTCGGATCGGGCGGCCACCATCAGCGCCGTGGTCAGCGGCAAAAGCTGCAGCCGCACGCCGTGGCCGAGATCGAGCCATTGCGGCTCGGGGGAGAGATTGATCCGGATCATGCGTAGCTCGCGATGCTGTTGACGAGGACGGCAGTGCACATGCGCGCCGGGCTCACGGCCAGCGCCGCCTGCCAGTCGAAGGTGGCCTGCACGCCTTTCGGGCCGGAAATCTCGATCCTGGGGCGCGGCAGATAGACGGCATGAGCGGTGAAGGTGAAGCTGGCACTGGCCCCGAGGCTGTAGCTGAACACCAGCTCGGCGGGATCGCCGTTGATCGCCTGGTCAACCAGCGTGCTGTCGGCAAAGCGGACCTCGATCTTGCCGGTCAGCGATGCCATGCCGGGATCAGCCCCATCGATCTGGCCGTCGCTGCGGATGGTCTCGATCCGGTCGAGGTTGTTGGCATAAGCGACGTCGGCCGAGACGATATTGCCCAACGCTACAGCGTCGCGGGTGATCGCCCCGTTGAAATGCCCGAAGCGCTGCAGCGTGAGTGCGGCGAGTGTGCCTGCGGCCGTGCTGCTGGCCACGGTTTCGTCTTGCGCAACCAGGCTGGCGGTGGCGGTCAGCAGACCCGAGCGTTGCACTTGCCACGCGAGCTTGTCGAGCACGCAGCCGGAATACATCGCAAAGCGTGGCACCTCCGGCATGCCGGTTTCAATCGACATCGACGGCAGGGTCCAGTTGCCCGATTGGAAGGTATGCGTGTAAGGACCGACGCCGGTGGTGCCAGGCGCGCCGAACGCCGCTTTCAGCCAGAACCCGAAGCCTGCCGCGTCGATCGGCACCACCACGTCGCCGTCGGCGGTCACCGCATCCTTGATCGGGGCCAGCGGGTCGCGGCCATAGCCCAGCAACTCGCTGTTCAGGAGCGGCTGTTCCGACCCCAACGAGGTGCTGGCGAAGGGCATCCGGGTGAAACCGCCAACCGGCGGCGTGCCGTAAACCGTCTCGAACGCAAGCGCCATCTGCGCCCGCGCTCCTTGTGCGCGTGCCATGTCAGTGTCCTTTTATGAGGGGAATTCAGATCAGGGGGTCGGCGGTGGCGTAGTGCAGCACCAGGGTGATCGCCGCCGCTTTCAGGGCGGCAGCGCCTTCAATGGGCAGATCGACCGGCTCGGGCGCTTCCGCCTCGACCCAATCGCACAGGCCGCCCAGCGTGCGGTCAGAAGCCAGCGCCGCGCCGATGGACGCTGTCAGCGCATCAAACAGCGCATCGCGCCCGGTCCCGGCCTGGATCACCACCTCCAGTTCGGCCCGGTGCTCGTAGAAATAGGTCAGCGGCGACAGCGTCACCTCCGGCTCGCCCGGCTTGCCGTCGCGCAGGATGATCAGGCCTGTTGGCGGGATGCGCTCGGGCAGCACATCCCCGCGCAGCACCGGGGTGGCCAGGGTTTGCAGCCGCGCTTGCAGGGCGGCAAGGATGGCTTCGCGTTTGCTGGCCAATTCTGGTCCCCTTCAGCTTTGTGACTTCTGACTCGCGTGTGGATGTGCTAGAGGTAATACCTCTGAATACTTGTGCGGAGCATGCCATGAACGCCATACGCCCGGTTGCGATCAAGCTGGATCAGGACACCCGCGACCGCCTGAAGCGGCTCGCCGATGCCAAGGACCGCTCGACGCATTGGATGTTGCGCGAGGCTGTTTCGCAGTTCCTTGAACGCGAGGAAAAGCGGGAAGCCTTTCGCCAGGCCGGGTTGCAGGCATGGTCCGAATACCAGGCGACCGGCCAGCATGTGACACAGGCTGAGGCCGATGCATGGCTTGCAAAGCTGGAAGCGGGCGAAGACGCGACTGTTCCTGAATGCCACAACTGATCTGGTCCCCCGCCGCGCTGCGGGATGTTGAACGCCTCTATCATTTCCTGGCCGAAAAGAACCCAGACGCAGCCCGTCGCGCGGCCAAAGCCATTCGCGAGGGCATGAAGATTCTCGCGGACCAACCGGGTGTCGGGCGTCCGGTCGAGGACATGGATCCAAAGTTTCGCGAGTGGCTCATCCCCTTCGGTGACAGCGGATATGTGTCTCTCTACCAGTTTGACGGCGAACCGGCGGTAGTCTTGGCTGTTCGGCATCAACGTGAAGCAGGGTATTGAGGTCGGCACCTGCCATCAAAGATGATCCTCGACCCAATTGCGCACGATGCTGCCCGGAATGGCGGCCTGCGCCCGCTCGGCATCCCTCGCCAGATCCAGCCGCTTGGGCAATTTGACCTGTCGCACCAGCAGGAAGATCGGTGCTGTCACTTGGCCACGTCCGGTTTTCGACTTTGAAACGGCCGCTTGGCCGCGCGTGTTCAACCGCACGGCATCGGCCACCAGCAGACTTGGCCCCCGGCGGCGATAGACAAACCGCAGGCGCAGACCTGTCTTTTGCTCCCACATACCGGGCGTGATGCGCTTGCCGCCCAGCGCCTTGCCTGCGGCGGGCAGCGGGATCGCCAGCCAGAAACCGTTTCCGGAGCGGATCAGCGGCCCGGTGTCATGCGCGCCGATGATCACCGGCGCGTTGGACCAGACGAGCGCGGCCGCGTCCAGGCTGTTGCGGCCCTTGGGATAAGTTTGCGACCGGATGGTGTTGGCGAGGCGCTGGCCCAAACCTGCACCGGTGATCTGGCCCCGCCAGGCGGATTTCAGATCGGCACCGGCTTGGGCCATCGTGGTCGAGACCGCCTTTTGGCCCGCAGCCACTTCGGCGCGCATCAGCGCCACAATGTCCGGGGCGATTTTCACGTCGATTTTCATGCGGGCCTCATATCGAGTGTCCAGATCAGCCGTTCCCGGTCGAGCTTCGGCGCACCCTGGATGATGAAGCTCTCAAGCCCGATGTTGATCAGGTCGCCCGGCGCTGGCGTTGGCATGTCGGCGACGCGCGCATCGAGCAGGGTGGTTTCCGACAGGATGCGCCCAGCGCCGAAGGGCGTGATTTCGTCGGGTGATTTGCGGATGACCCGGACGGCGACGCCCGGGCCGACCCCGCCCGAGAGCCACAGAGCATCCACCGCCATGTTGCGGTCGGCAAAAATCGCGGTCATGGCGGTGGCGAAGGCGGTCATGGCGGCCCCCGATCAGTTGGAACTGAACAGGCGGATTGCGGTGCGGGGCCGCTTGTTGACCGGCAGGATCGAGGCTTCGGTCAGGATGTTGATCCAGCGGTCCTTGTCGTCCATCAGCTGGCGCGCATAAAGCGGCAGGCCGATGGTGTTGGCGAGGCTGATCTGGTTGGCCGGGCCGCCATAGGTCGTGAAGGTGTCGATGGTGCCGATCGGGAAGGCGATGCCTTCGCCCGCCGGAATCAGCCGCTCGGCCGCCCCGGTCGAGAGGGTGACGGTGCCGCGATATTCCTCGAACAGGATGCCCGCGAACGGGAAAGACCGCCGCACATCCTGGCGCAACGGCTGCGCGCCGGTGGCGGCGTAGAACTTGTAGGCGTCCTGCGTCAGGGCGTGGCCGATCAGTTTTTCGAAGAATTCCGGGCTGACCAGCGCGTAAATGCTGATCATCGACTCGCCCAAGAGGTTGTCTTCCACCGCCCGGATCGCTTCGCGCACCTTTTCCTGCACCTTGGTGGTGGCGGTGCCGAGGAGGAAATCGACGGAGATTTGCCCCAGACCGAACTCGGTGAAGTAGTTGTAGAGGGTTATGCCCGCCCCGTCCTTCACGATGCCGCGCAGGGCGTTCATCTCCATGTATTCGCGGGTCTGCGCGTGTTTGCGGCGCATCAGGGTCAGCTTGCGCAGCATCACGGCGGCAAGCTGATCATTCTCAGGGCCGCCAAATGCTGGGACGCCCTGAATATCCGAGGCGAGGATCACATCGTCGTGCGGAATCCACGGCAGGCCGAACGACCGCATCGCGCGGCCCTCGCGGCTGGCGACCGTGGCGGGGGCACCCAGTGGCACCGAGGGCAGCACGTTCAGCGCCCCCTCGAACTGCTCGATGATGACCGAGCGTTGGGTGATGCCTTCGAACCGGAACAGGCCGATCTCGCCGAGGCGGGTGTAGAGGTTGGGCAGGATGTTGATGGCTGTGGTCATTTCGGCGAGCGAATAGCCGCCCGCGTCGAACGGGTTGCGAATGATGGCGTTCATGGTTTTCTCCGGGAGGTTTTGGGGGTGAGATCAGTCACGGCGATTTCGGCCGCGCTGCGGATCAGGCGCTGGTGCGCGGCACGATGAGGGCGGCGGTCAGCTCGGCGTGCTTGGTGGCGGTTTTGGGCGCGTCGTTGACGGTGGCGTCAAACACCAGCGCCGCTTTCGAGACGATGGCCGGGCCGCGCGCCAGAATGACGCCGGTCGCATCGCCCGCCGTGGCATCGGTGGCCGTCAGCAGCACCGCCA